TGAAGCAGCAAATGGCAATACCGCTTTGCAAACTTTTGCTAATGCCCTAAACTCCGTAGCAAATGGAATTGCGATGTCTTGTGCTTGTGACACAACCTGCACAAGGGTTGGACGTTATCAATGGTGTTTGTGCCGCCCCTGGCTAGTTCGATGATGTGATCTACCTCAGTTGCCCGGTCTCCACACATTAGGCAACCTCTACCCCATACCCGAAAGCATGCAGCCCGTAGATTGCGCCACTGGGTAGTAGTCCCCTGGCTATGCGCTCTACTCAAGATGGCCAGCCAATACGTTGTAAGCCTGTATCAATCCACGTTGATACTGATAGTTTGACGGGTGCAATTCCAATACTAAATCCATCAGCTGATCCAATCTTGTCTTGTAGGTTTTCTCAATTATGCTGGCTAACTCTTTTGCATCCTTAACTTGTTCTTGCAATAACGTATGGTCCTTAGTCAAGTGCTCAACGTGTGCAATGTAATCAAGTAACTCAGCATGTCGGACTTGTACGTATTCGGCCATGATTTGATTGTAAGTCAGTTGCAAGTGATTCACACCGGCTTGGCTAGTGGGCAGGGAATGGCATTGTGCAAGCCATTCACACCGTATGTGGAAGCGGTTGGATCATGGGTCTCTCGACAATTGCGCCATGTGGCTTACTGCATTGGTCTATCACTGCCAGGCAATTCGTTTTGGCAGCTGCTCATAAGCCTCACCCTGCGTTGTATTTGTAGGGTTTTGCATGGTGTATCGCCATGCCAAGTTACTCCATCAAACGGAGGTTTAGCCGGGTGATTAGTCGGCCATCAGTTATACTCTTGACTAGAGGTTGGATCCTTGGAACCGTAACAGGTTCCACGACACGTCACTAAGTTTCTTGGCTTGGTGGCGTGTCGCTTGTTTTAAATTAAAATCATTTGATTAAGTGCTTTACTGACTGATCCACTTCCTTCAAACAGATCATCAACAATATCGCCCTCTTGATAACCCATTAAATCCAATACCCATCTCGTCCATTCAATAGGTTTAGCCCCAACAAAACCAATTTTTGATGGCGTGCAGGTCATGACATCTTTCATCCTTTCACCAGCTGACCAACCTTTGCGACTGGATGGCACTTTGACCAGTACTGGTTCCCAATGATTTGTTATGCGGTTACCTGATGGCGATGATGATGGCTTATGCCAAACACAAACCCTGATCCCGTTGCGGCTGTCGGTCTCAACTTCAGATAGATAAGTGCTAAGGCTATGCACTGACATGGCAATCACCCAACCATCATAATTTTCTTGTAAATCTTTCACCAGCTGGCGATGAGTTTCTGGCCTATCCCAGAGATGGGCCTGTGGATGATTGTCAGCTTGTCCATTTCCATAACCATCACCACATCCATTTTCTCCATACCATCTAACAGCCCTGCCCAAATAAGGTGGATCAGCAATGCAAAGTTTCATGGCAGTTGTTGCTCGCTTAACTTCTCTAGGTATTTGTCCCACTTGCCACAACAATGCGTAACCCATAGTCGCTCATTGGTATCTATGTCTACGCCTAAATCCACTGGCTCAAGTATGTTGGCACACTCCGCGCATGATGTGGGCAGGAATTGTGCAGCTGCTCGGTGGCCTTGGATCTTGCGCTCAATGCTTTGCCAAACTTCATCGCTCATTTTCAAGCACCTTAACCCTGTCCTCTATTGCTTGGATTGCATTCTGTTGGTATTGCATAGCACTTGCCAATGATTGCATTGCATTTGTAAGACCTCTAATAATTGCCAATAGGTCCTGCGTGTCATCCACGTTGTTGCCACCTTTCACAAAAGCCACAAGGCTTGCCAATGTAATACCACGCCCCACATGTGCAGCGCATTATGTTTGCCTCAGTCATTCCATAGCCTTGTCTGCTCGGTGACTTGGCCGCCTCGCCACACTGCAAGCATTCTGCGATGGCTTGACTTACGGTCGGCCGGTCGCTCGCCACATCGCCAAATCATGTTGGATCTAGCCACTGTGTTAAAGGCCGCGCCAATGACTTTGCCTGAGCCACTGGGTGCGCCAATCTCTGCCACTACATCCTCAGCTGTAAAAGGCTTGCCAGTGCGTGCCATGTTGCGTATGCAAATTACGGCCTCATTGTGCCAGTTAAGTTGTGACTCCTTGGCTATTGTTATCCCCTCAACCATTGCCTCGATTGCTTGGTGTCTGCACAATGCACAAAATCTTGGCGATGTTGCGCCATGCTCACATAACTCATCAATCATGAGCGATCCCAAATTGCATCACACTTGTCACCATTGCCACCTACGCCGCATACCCAGCCAGCGTAAGGATCTCCATTTTTCTTTAGCCCTGTCTTGCGTGTCATTTGTCCATGCTGGCATTCTGGCGCTATTGGATCAGTTGGCTGGCCCTCTAATGCCCAAGGATCATTAGACAATGACTTGGCAATCTTTGGCCCTGGTGCTTGACGATCTTTTGCTCCTTGCACCTCTTGTTTGGTTGCAATGCCCTTAGATAGTCCAATGCCTAATGAGCCGACGCTGCGGCCCCAACAACTTGACTCCAAATTCTGAATTTCCGAGCCTTTTGTGTAAGGAGTCTTACCCTCAAACAATTCAGCAGCTGTGCCAATGCCTGGGCGTGTGTCCTCGGGTGTGCGATAGGCCTTAGCCATGCCCCACATCATTTGTGGATTGCCTGGCAGTGCGCCCATAAACTCAAACTGTATTGAGCCAGTTGGATACATTGCGTAAAACAATGCAAGTCGCTCTTGTACTGTTGTGTAGCCCTCTAAGTCAAAGCTCATAATGACCAGCCATCGCGTGCCATTTGATCCTCGATAGTTTCGCCATTAAGCCATCTGTCACGCAGTTGTATTTGGTGTGCTTGCTCAGCTCTGATGCCTGTCCAAACACCAATGCCAAAGCTAATAATGCACAGCATCAGTGTAAATCCGTTAAAAAACATGCCCTGTCCTTTGTTAGTTATTTTTCGAGATCGCTGGCCTTGAAACGCTTAACTCCGCCAATGCGCTTTGGCTTTAGCTGCCCGGTCTGTTCCCACCTGCGTAGCGTGCGCTCAGATACCTGCAACTGTTGTGCCACTTGCTTGGCTGTTAAGTACTTTTCCGACATGTAATCTCCTTATGGTCAGAGTAGGACAAAAGCGGACACACTGTCAATAGATTATTTGCGCGTGTCGTGTGTAGTTATGTGGCTCACCAGCATGTCTTTAAGATCATCAACCTTGTCTACTAGGTCATTTAAGGATCGGCCACCGTTTGCCTGTGGGTGTATTTGAGCCGTTGCAGTGTCTATGTATAACTTAATTGGCTTAAGTACTGCCCACTTAATAAACATTCCAAACAACGTAGCCACTGCGATAAGTGAGGCCGCCATTTGTCCGGCTTCAATTAGGATCATTTCTTTTTCTTAACTATTGGCGCAACTATTTTGGCTTTGGCTTTTGTTATAACTTTGACCGGTGCAAGGCCAATTAACGGGCTTAGATCCATGTCACTGCCTAAACTCCAACGCTGGTGGTTGCGCAGTTCTACGTGTAAATGTGCCCCAGTTGTGTTTGTGCCTGTATTGCCAGATTTAGCAATTACCTGACCAGCCTTAACTTTGTCGCCAGGCTTTACAAGTGCAGCTGATAGATGTGCGTAGATAATCCAGCCGCCGTCAATGGCGCACACTAGCTGCACACCATAACTGCGACCCCAATTTGCATTGACGATAGTGCCGTCAGCGATTGCAAGCACATCAGTGCCAACGGGCACTGCGTAATCTATGCCAGTGTGATAACCCTTTGACCACCTTTTGCCTAATTTCTTGTATGGCGTAGATGGCAACTTGCCTGCAATAGGTGATGGCATTATTTAGAGTTCTTGCCGTAGCGTGTGTCTGCTGGGTTCAGCCAGGCAATAAGTATCGGCAAGGATGATGCCAAAGACAATGCCAGTGCCGGGTGCAGGTTTAAATCGCCCGAGTTCATTAAAACCCAACCCAACACACCTGCTGCTAAGACTCGACTAAAAGCCGCTAATGGTGACTTTGCAAACCATGCTAAAAATTCACTCATAGCGCTGCAATCTCCTCAGCTGATAAACCAAGGGCTGCAAGTTTTGCTAATGCGCTTGCACGCGCTGCGATCTTTGCCTCGGCCTCGGCTTGTGCCGCTGCGTAGGCTGCCTGTTGTGCTTTGTAGGCTGTGTGTTCCTCGGTAGTCATTGGGCGTACTAAATCGTCAATTTGTATATTTGGTTTTGCTGTTGTGGTTGCCATTTTTTCCTACTTCTTGTAACCGTAAACGTAAATAACTCCGCCAGTTAAAGTTCCTGAGGCTGGTGTCAATGTGAAATCGGTGTAACTTGTTGTGTTAGCCAAGTAGCCACCACCCCAACCTGCAAACCCTGTTGTCGTTGCGCTTACGTTTCCAAACCTAACTATTGTTTCTTTTGCTAAAAATGGGTTTTGTATGTCTATATCGCAAGTGATAGCGACTGTGCTGCTTGTGGCTATATTTGCAAAACTTGAAACATTTGCACCACCACCATTAGTGCCAACATTTGCAAAAGTAACACCTACGCGCCCATAATAATAACCCGTTGTGGTTGCGCCAAGTTTAAAATTTAATTCTTGCGTTGAGCTGCCAACGCCACCGTCAGACACCAAAATTTTGTAATTATTGTAAGTTGTACTAAATGCGCTAGTGACGTTTACGCTTGCAACGGCTGTGCCGATTGTTTGTGTTTTGATTAAGACTAAACCGCTTGCTGGTAAGCCAAAGACTGTTGCATCAATGGCATCGCCGAGGTCGGCAATAGCCTCATATCCGTCCTTGACAAGATCTGTCGCCACGGGTATTGGCCATGAATAGTTTGGGGTAACTGCCATTTTATAAGTCCTGCCATTCGTCTGTAATAGGAGTATAACTTGCCCAAGTAGTAGTAACTGGTATTTGAAACCAATTCAAATTCGGGTAAGTTTCGGTTTGTGTGGAAAGCGTTAAAGTAAGGTCTGCTGTGTAGCGCGTGAGCTGCCAATTGATGCCCTCAACATAGCCCTGAAATGTTGTGCCAAATACTGCTGGCAGTGCTGCCGTTGTTATGAGTGTGGACACATGCGCCGCAATTAGCGCGTTACGAGTCGCGTTGCCCATTGTTGGTGTGTGCAATGGCAGGCTAATTGTTTCGGGGTACATTCTTGGATATGCCCGAGATGCCACAAAGTCCTCGGCCTGTTGCAGGGCATCGGCGGCATTGTGTAAAACAGTTACCCGGCTGCCTGATTGCTGGCCATATAAGAATATGGATGTGCCATCACTAAAAGTCTCAGTGCCTGCCCGATAAGTCACGCTGGCATCGTTTACAATTTCCGACCATTGCGCGGCTGTGCGCAAGCCTTTTGAGTTTATGTCATCGGCTGTCAGTGGCAAGGCAGTCTCTAGTGTGCGGCTTACATAATCGTCATAGAATAATTCGCCAGTTGGCCCTTCATACAAAACACCTCGACCAGACTGGGCCGCAATCTGCACAAGGCTCAGTGCGTTTGCCTCGCCATCGTTATAAAGTTCAAGTTCAAATTGTCCAGGCTGATCTATGTCAGTTACAAGGTTGGCAACTAAGGCCTCAGCCACACCATCAAATGAGTCCCATGTCGCTACGGCTGGCAACTCGGCCCATGTAATTGTTGGCCCTATGTCCTCCCAGGCTGTCAAAAATACTTCGCTAAGAATGTTAAAGATCCGCGTGCCGTCAAATTCTTTGGCATAGTTTGTGCCGCCAGCTGTGCGGCGATTAAGTTGTGCCAACGGGCCAACTACTGTGATGGAGTATTGTGCAATTGATCCAACTGATCCGTAAGCACTGAGTGAGATGTCAATGTCTGAGACTGTGCCGCCAAAAATTGTCTGATCCACATTGTTAGTGTCTTTAATCTTGATTAGCACTGGATAGGACAATTCAATATCTAAAGGTGTGTCAGCATCAGTTATCAGGTTAATGCTTGCGTAGCCAGGCTGAGGCTGTTCCATGATGTCCCTGCGACCCATTGAAATTGTAATACTGCTAAGAGTGTCATCGGCATAAGTCAGGCCGTTAAAAGATACTGATGGAAATGGCGTGTAAGTGGTCACAATGTCGCGCCAACTAAGTTGATCGGCCCAGTGCGCCTTGCGCTGTCTTGTAGCAGCTTCTCGATTGATCGCCTGGCTGATTCAGCGTCAATAATGCCATTTAGGTTAATAATGGTTTGACCGCCGCCGCTACCGCCGCCTCGTATTGATCCTGAGCCACTTGGGACAAACATCTCAGGCCCAAACTCGCCAACTCTGTAAGCTTGGCCACCCATTACTGAGCCGCCTGCTGCCCGGCTTAGTGGCCCACGAGCAACCTTTGGTATTCCCAAAAAATCTTGCACTCTGGTCTCGGCTCGACCAATAAACTCCAGTGCATTTTTGCCTCTTGTGTAAGCATCAGCAACTCTTTCAATTCCATTCGCTACGGAGTTTAGGGCATTAGCAAAAGTTTGCAAAGCGGTATTGCCATTTGCTGCTTCATCGCTGCTAAGTGCCTTAAAAATTTCACCAAAAGCCTTAGCCACGTTTCTAAGGGCCAATCCAAGGTTGTATGCGCCACTTCCTTGCCCATCGTAAGTGCCAGCAAGTTCTCGTGCACGTTCACTTAAGGCTTCTGGATCATCACCACCAAAAGCCGATGCCATCTTACTGGCTTGCATGATTACAGATTGCATGGTTGGCAAAAGGTTTTCACCCATTTGGGCTTTTAAGTTTACAATTTGCGCGGCTAAAATCTTTTGACTGTTTGCCACGCTGTCTGAAGTTCGACCAAAATCGCCTTGTGCATCTTTGGTCTGATCTAAAATAATTTGATATCTTGCCAAAACTTTTGATTGCTCAGTTAATTGGTTTTTTGCATCTCTTTGTAATTCAGTGCCAGTTCTTATTTCATAGTTAAATGCGGCTTCCTCAAGTGCTGCCGCCGAGATTAGGACGCCGTATTTTCTAATTGGCTCGGCTTCACCTCGTAAAGCTGACCCAATAGCAGTGATTGCATCTTCGGTTGATGTATTAAAAAAACTACCTAAATCGGCTGCTATTTTTGCAGACTCTTTTGCAAAACCTGACAATTCCCTGCCGGTCAAACCAGCATTTTTACCCAAAATTGCAAAAGTTGATGCCGCTTTTAAAGCCCCGGTTTCGGTAAGCCCCAAAGCCTTGTCAGCAGTTTTAGCAAATGCTTTTATTTCAGCAGCTGTCTCACCAAATACAACTTCAGTTTTATTAACTTCTTCATTAAGATCGCTTGCCGCTTTGACTGAGTCAAGTCCAATTTTGATTGCAAAAGCGCCAGCAGCGGCACCAGCCACAGCAAATGAGGCGGCCATAGCCTTTGAGTAATTGCCAATTTTGCCTGAAAAAGATTGAGTAGCATTATCTGCTTTATCCATGCCCTTGAGAAATTTATCAACATCGGCAAGCAGTGCCAGTTTGAGTGTTCTAACGTCAGCCATTATGGTGTCCTAGCCCAGTTGTCCATTACTTTGTTTACTGCTGCAAACCATTTTCTTTTTATTTCTGGTTGCATTGCTTTTAGTGTTGGGAAAATCCAATAACCTGTGTTGCCGCGACCCTCTCGGGATGTGCGAGGTGGAAAACGATAACCGCCATTAGGGAACACGTTAGCGTTGCCAAAAGCGTTGCGATCGCCGCCAAACTCATTGCCAAACAACAACTGCCCGGCATTTGCGCCACCAGACACACGACCTTTGCCACCGCCTACATAAACAGTTGGCAGACGATCCCTGGCTGCTCTTACAGTCTCAGCCACAATCCTTGCTTGCTTTGGATAGTAAGGATGAGCAAATCCTGCTTGCTGTATTCCTCGGGCAGTCCATTCGCTGATTGAATACACATCATTTTTAAGTTCAAGTTGTGATTCTTTTTCCATCAAATTTAACGCTTTTAACAATCCGCGATAATCGGAAATGTCTGGTTTGATTGTCATTGTGGTTCTTTTTTCAGCCAACGTAACCATTCCTTTCTCGTATCAGCGTGATTGCTGTGTTAATGTCTGCGAGCGACCAAGTCATGAGATCCGCTAAAGGTATGCCACTAGATACTGCTATGCGCACCAGTGCATCCCTTAACTCTCTTTTGGGCTGTCCTCGACCACCTCAAAGGTCTCAAACTCATTCATAACCCAGGCTTGCTGACTTGGTAACTTGGTATTGCCTGCGGCCTTAGCGGCCTTAAACAACATGCAAGTAATGACATCCAGCGAGCCTTGACTCATCTTGTCAGCTGCCTGGCTGACTGTATAACCGAGTTCACGCTCGATCTCGACCCAGAGCCAGGCTGACTCATCGCTCACTATGTAGTTATTGCCCTGTTTTGTAGTCACGTTGTATTTCATAATGGTTGCCCTGTTCTAATAACTATGCTCGGCCGACTGATCCATCATTAACGACAAAACTTAATGAGGTTGTCAATACGTCAGTAGCCGCGCCACCAACAGTTGGGAAAGATGGATAGATGGAGCCGGTAAATGTATCACCATTTACATCAAACGAAAAACTAAGAGTAGTGTCAGGCGCTGAGTTAGCGGCATCCCATAACGCGGAAATAATGCCTGCACTTGACGAGTCATCCAAGTAAAGTTCGACGTTTAATGTGGCTGTCTTATCTACGGTCTTGTATGCGCGACCCGATAGGACCTCTAACACTTGCTGGTTGTTTTCCATTTCAAGGGTTACTGTGCTTGCTTGGTCGGCATAAGATACCGAGTTAATGCTGAGGGTTAAATTACGGCCCGTTATGTATGTTGCTGGCATTTTATGCCTTTCCTAGTTAGTTGTAACCATCTCAACGTTGAGTTGGCTAATTAGCATGTCGGCGTTTCCGATTTGCTGGACTGTTGGCTGTGACCATCCTCCGAGGAATGAAATGTTATTGGATAACAGATCAGTAACGGAGAATATTAAGGCTTCAAGGTTGGCTAGTGCTGCCTGGTTGTCAGCTGCATTGACTATGACTGTAATGTCAAAGCGCACATTGCAACGAGCACCACCAATGGCACTGACTGTGATGTATGGCGATCCAGGCACTAGCACTATTGCTGGAGGCGTAATGTTTTCTCTTGGCCATGCGTAAACTACGCGCCCGGCCGCATCTAAAGTTGCTGCAAGGGTTGCCCGATAGGTTGCTAGATCAGCCAACAAAACCCCTAGTGTCTAGGTGCTTGCCTAATAGGCCAGATACTCGGGTCAGCATTGAGCGACCCAGGCGATACGGGGCAGGGCTTTGAAAGTCCACACCTTGCTGGCCAAGTGTGCCAGTGCGTGTGATCCAGATGTCGCAAGCGACCGCCAGGGCAGCTTCTCGCACTTCTGGGGTTGTGTCGTACAAGGCTGCCTGGCTAGTTAATACGGCGCGCCCGTTAGGTATGACCATGCGCTTAGTTATGTCTGCGTTGGTAATTGCGGCCTCAAAAAATGTCACAAGGTTTTCTGTGCCAACAGCTGTGACTGTGCGCGACCCGTCAAATGGTGCGCCACACTTGCTAACTGTTAAAGCCTGGCCAATTACAAATGTGTTGTCATAGCAATAAAATCTGGCCACATTGTTCGTAATTCTGACTTCTTTAATGGCCACATCGTCAAAAATTAAATAAGACAGGATTATGTTTTCGGCACTATCTGCAACTGCCTGAACAATTGCATCCGAATAAATGCTACCGATGCCAAGCACAGCTTTAAACTCGCTTAGTGATATCAGTGCCATTTTTTAATCCTTTTCTGGGTAGGTGTGTGGGGGACACAGGGCCGCATCCCCCACACTCTTAACTAACGCTCACTAAGTGAGGTTAAATCTCCGTACTCCACCGGCCACAATTACTTTGGTTGCCAAATAGCCATAAAGCATTGTTTCAATTTCGCCAGTTGTAACTACGTTTGTTGAAAGCTGCAAAACTGGGCTTTCGTAAATTGCAACAGCTGATGGCACAACAATAAATGCTGACTCATCAATGTCTGTGGACACTGCCTTGTTGGATACAAATAGGTCTAGGCCCATTACGTTTCCGCGTAGTGACTGAGTGCCTACTGCGCCAGCCGCATTTTGTGGCTGTGATGCGCTGAATATTGGTCGCTTGGATGAATCCTGTGCGCCAATTAGCAAACTCCACTGGGATGTACCAGCGATGTAGCGTGTGGCTAGTTCACCAGTTGCAAGGTATGCAGCTGGTGCTTCAGTCTTTACATAAGCCACAATTCCATCAACAGATGCGGCTTGTGCAGTTGCCTGTGTGCCACTTGCTGTTAGTTCAGCAATAACTGCGGCTTCAGTTGCCTGAGCGTAAACTCGGCGCATGTTGTCCAGCATTGCTGCGTAGAAACTTGGATCAGCGCGGTCGAATAATTCAACCGAATAACGCTGCATGCCTTTGTAAGCCTTAACAGTGCAATCAACATAGGCCGACACAATGCCGGTCTCTGATGGTGCGTTGCCTTCGGCAGTTTCTGCAACTGATCCTGATGTGGTGATCTTTGGAATAGATACGGTCATGCCAGCGTTAGGCAGTGCGCGTGTACCGATTGCATCAATCGCGCCACGTGCGCCAATTTGAGTATCTACAACAGTAGAAACAAATTGAGTTGGCTTGAATGCTGGGTTGGTGGTAAAACTATCATCCGCAGCTGTTAGATGCTTTGCATCCTCGGCCTTGGCGTGCATAATCCATTGTGCGCTTTCGGTGTTTCCTCTTTGCGCTTTGATTGAATGCTCTAGGAAATGAGCCTGAGTCTTAATTGGTGAGCGCGGCTTGGTGTAAGCCACTGGCGATGCAGCGTGAACAACAGCGGCTGCTGTTACTTCATCTGCAAGTGTTGTTGTTACTTCATCCACTGTATTCTCCTGTGGTTCATCCTCGGCAGGGGTTTCTGCTTCGGTGGTTTCTGGGTCTGTTTCACTAGCTGCAACGCTCGATATGGTTGCATCCTTAAATGCCGGTGAAACGACTTGTGCGACTGCCTCAAGTACGGCTGAAGCCACAATCATTACGCCCTTTTCGATTGTGTACTCATTGACTTTGGCTTCAATGCTAAATGCCGGGCGCAATCCCTCGGCGGCTTCTACCAATGCATCATTGCCAGCGTTAGTTGGCGCGATCTTAAAAGCCATTGAAATACCTTTTGGACTTACTTCTAATGAATCGCTAAGTCCAAATCCGAGGGGACGTGTTCTGTCATGCTCGCTGTTTAGGACAATTTGGCTTGGGTCAATGTCACCAAACGCGCCAAACTCAAAACGTACTGGCCCAGCTGATGTATTGCCAGTTTTTGAAAACGGCACAATAAGCCCTCGTATAGTTCTAGTCTCAACTGATGCGGCTAAAATCTGGCCCTCAAAATTAAGTTGCATTTGGGTTTCCTCTCGGTGCAAGATCCATCTCTGCTCTTGCTTCATCAATAGTTATTAGGCCAGCATCAAGCATGGCTGTCATCACTTGGATTTCCTCTAATGGGTTTCCTCGTAAGTAATTGTCTAGATCAAACCTGACAACGCTGCCTCGGGGAGTCAGATCATTCATGCTTAATCGCTCAGATATACAAGCCATATAAATTTTTAAACTGAAATCCACCAAACTGCGCCTCTCCTGAGACACGTTTGAATAGGTGGCACTGGCTGACTCGGCGTTTATGTACCAGGCAGGAATGTTGCACAGTCTGGCAATTTCGGCGGCTGTGTTTAGCCTGGATTCAGTCAGCTGCATTTGCCCAGCATCGTAGCCAAAGGTAGTTACATCTAACGGGCCAGATAGGTATGCAGTGGCTCTTTGTGATCGCGCTAGTTTCCAAGATGCCAAAAGACTTGACACCTGCTCTGGCGGTAAATCTACGCCAGTGTTTTTAATAACCATTGTTGGATTAGGCTCGGCGGCCATGCGACTAACTGCCATCTCTAACTCAAGTGCAGTTCTAATAGTTCTGCCACCTCGATTTAGTAACCCCTCATCCATGCCGCTAAACATAATCAATGAGCCAACGCCCATGTGTGGGCATAGATTGCCGTCTAAGTAAAAGCCGTTAAGAATTTCGTCAGTCTGTAAGTCAGTTGTAAAAGTTACCCGAGTTGGATCAATGCGCCGGCAGGCAATCGGGCGGCCATCCTCTGGGCTAATTTCCAAGACAAGCCAAAAGGCATGTCCCTTAAATAGGATGTCTTCAACTGTCCAACACATTGTCACAACTCTTGGCAGGGCTGGATCTGGCTGTTTAAGAAGCTGACGGCCCTCAATTTTTGCCCCAGTTACCTCGTTGTAAGAATGTAGGCCAAGTTCACCGATAGTGCCACAGATTATGTTGCGAGCGCGTGCCACTGCTGGCACTTGCATTGCATCGCCGCGGTTAATTCCAAAGGCTTGAAATGGGCTGAAATTATCTTGGTAATAAGGGATGGCCAAATTTGCCTTGGCTTGCACATCCGATTTTTGACCAGGTGCGCCACGCAAGAAATCTATTAAACCCATTTTGTTATTACAACACACTTAATAACATGTGCGTAATTTTGTCCGAGATTGTCTGACCCTTGCGCGTGTTGTCCTATGCGCTAATGATGCTCACGCTCTGTTGTGGTTCGGTTGCGTGTCCCACTGCCATAACTAAAGCAATAGCAGCTGTAATCGGGACTTGCGCTGCTCGCCTTGCAATACGCCAGCCGCCATCACTTGCAGGCCGTCTCGCACAACTGACCAAGTGGCTGTGCATTGTCTCTTGTGCCGGGTGGAATAGTTGGCGCGACTGCATCGCATTCATTGCCTGGTCACACATGATTGAGAAGTTGGCCGAGTTCCAAGGTGTTGGCGATGTAGGGATGCCAGCCTGTGCAAGTCTTGGCGCAATGTACCCAGCAGTGTTTGGATCATAAGCCAGCACTCTCGGCCGGTATCGGCGCGTCAATGTAGCAATCTCACCAGCTAGTTCTAGGTCGTTTATGCCGCCCTCTTTTTTCCATTCGTGCAAGAATACGCCATAACCGTTGTCTCGCTTTTGCAATGTGACTAAGCAGGCCAACTCTCTATTAAAATTGAGATCCATTGCCATCCAAGTTGGCAAACCATCCTCCAAGGCAATGTCTGCCTCACAGTCATTCCACACTTGCATTGGCCATGGGCTTGAGACTGAATCGACCCATAAGCAAAGTGACTCAGTTTTGAAAGCATCAGGTGAATCAAAGGCCGCCGCATCCATAATGTTTTGGATGTTGATCGTGTAACTTAGTGCCGGGTTGGCGTGTTTCCAACCCTCAATGTCATCAACTGCCGAGCCTGGGTTTGCGCTGTATTCGTAGTAACCCATTCGATCGCTCTTAAATGTTAATGCCCGTTGCCGTTGTTCGTTTAGCACATTGCTAGTCAAGTCCCCAGCGTTACTTGTCCAGAATACTTGCGCATTAGGTCTGGCCCTAGTGATCGGAGTTACGGCCGCCCAAGTTGCCTCATCAATCTCTCGGAGTTCATCGACATAAAGCAAGTCAGCTGACGAGCCACGTGGGCCCTCATTTGTAGCTGCTCGGATCGAGTACTTGCGTATTCGCTCACATTTCTCATTGCAGGCTCTGGGATAGTGATGGCAGTAAACCTCTAACTCCTCTTGGCCATTAGTTCGGCTGACTCGCTTAATTCTTTTGCGCATCCAGTCCAGGCTTTCAGCCATGTCCACTGTTTGTTTAAATGTGTCCAGTGATAGTTGCCGAGTCTGACTCATGGCAATGGCATTCTTTTCACCAAAGATAAACAAGCCGGCCAAGATCCTCATGCGCATCATGTGGGTCTTGCCATTCTGTCGAGCGAC